ATTATAATGGCTATTAAAGATACATCAAGAAAACCTTATATAGAAGATAACAATACTAAAGTTAAAATTGGTATTGATTTACCTATTCGAAGAGGTGATGATTTAGATGGATTTTTTGCAACTACTTCAACAACCATTGAAGCTGTAAAAAACAATATAAGAAATTTATTACAAACCAATGAAGGTGAAAGATTTTTTCAACCAAATTTGGGAATTAATTTAAAAACAATTTTATTCGAAAATGTTACATCTGGAAATTTAATAGGTATCCAAGACTCTATATTGGATAAAATAGAATTTTGGTTACCTTTCGTTGAGGTACGAGATATACAAGTTTTTAGTAGAAATGATACTACAGACATTGGAACAAACGAAATAAGAGTTAAAATATTATTTAACATTAAACAAGACCCAAACACTTTGGATTCTATAACTTTAAATTTTAATGATGATATAACAGAATCAGAATCAACAACAACAGGTGGTGGATATTAATTGGAGATAAAAAATGCCAAATTATGGTAAAGAAAATTTTAAAGAATCAAATGTAAATTATTTAAATAAAGATTTTGGAGCATTAAAAGAATCATTGATGAATTATGCTAAATCTTATTTTCCAGATACATATCGTGATTTTAATGAAACATCACCTGGTATGATGTTAATTGAAATGAATGCTTATGTTGGTGATGTATTATCTTTTTATATTGATCAACAATATAAGGAAATGTTATTACCATTAGCTGAAGAGAGAAGAAATATAATTACAATGGCTAAAATGTTTGGTTACAAAATAAAACCAATCGTACCCGCTTATGTTGATTTAACTTTTACATCTGATGTAAATGCTTCATCTGGAGATGTATCTAAAGTTGATTATTCGGATGCTAGTATTTTTAATGCTGGAATTGAAATAGTATCATCAACTAATTCTGATATTGTTTTTTCAACATTAGAACCGATTGATTTTAAAATTACAGGTTCTAACGATACCATTACAATTGGTTCACTTGATGACAGTGGTTTAGCTTCAACTTATACATTATCAAGAACTGTTAAAGCGGTAAGTGCAACTCAAAAAACACTTTCATTTCAAATAGGTGCACCTGAAAAGTTTAAAACAATTATAATACCTGATACAAATATCATAGACATAATTTCATGTGTTGATTCGACTGGTAATAATTGGTATGAAGTTGATTTTCTTGCACAAGATAAAGTCCCAATTGAAAACCACTATACAAATGATTCAAATAGAGAATCTGCTTATGAAACAAATACAGGATTATTATCAGATGAAGCTGTTCCTTTTTCTTTATCATATATTAAAGCACCAAAAAGATTTATACGAGAAACAAATCAAGATAACACCACTTCATTGGTATTTGGTAATGGTGTGTTAAAAGATGGTATAGATGGTACAATTGATCAGGGATATATTGATATGGAGCAAATTGGTATTGTTATACCTGGACAGACAAATGATTTAAATTCATCAATAAATCCACTTCTTGGTGATGAATATTCTACACTCGGTGAAACACCAAACAACACAACTTTAACCATTACTTACAGAGTCGGTGGTGGAATCAATTCAAATGTTCCAAGTGGTGATTTAACAACTTTACCAGGCAGTGTTGTACCAGCTTTAGATGGTGGAGCTACACTTGATAGTGTTACAAATAATTATCCAGCTCGTGGTGGTAAGGATGAGGAAGACACGATTGAAATTAAAGAAAAAGCTAAAGCTTTTTTCTCAACACAAAACAGATGTGTGACAAAAGAAGATTATGAAGCTAGAGTATTAAACATACCAAGTAAGTTTGGTAATATAGCTAAAGCATATGTTACGAGAGACGCTGCTGAATATGAAGGTACTTCGAATTTAAACCAAGTAACTAATAAATTAACTTCAGCTCGAATGAATTTCGATGACATACAGTACGCGATAAATTTACCTAATATTTCACTTGATACATTAAAACCTCTAATTCAAACCAAAATAAATGGTTATAATGGACTTCCAGATCCTGATTTAAGCAATTTAGCTAGGGAATTAGAATTGGGTACAGTAAACATTTATGTGTTGGGATACAATAATAAAAAACAATTAGTTGGTAATAGATTTTTTACTAATGAATCATTACCATTTACTTTAACTCAAAATATAAAAAAATATTTAGAAGATTTTAAACTAATGACGGATGTCGTGACAATCTCTGATGGATACATTGTAAACTTTGGTGTTGTGTTTGATATAATAGCTGAGAAATATGCTGACAAACAACAAGTAAAATTACAATGTATACAGAAAATTAAAGATTATTTTAGAGTAGAAAAAATGCAATTCAATCAACCTATTTATAGAAGTCAGCTTGAATATGAATTAATGGGGGTTGAAGGTGTTCGTTCAATTGGACATGTAACCATTACACAAACACACGATGAATTACCAATAAACACTTATACTTATTCATATACACCAGGAGAAGGTGGTGTGGATATAGATGGGAATAATGAAACAGATGGTGCATTTTTAGATGTATCAGGAGATAATGGTGAGGGGACTGCCGGGTATGGATATAAATATGAATTTACAATAGCCACATTGGAGCCGGATGGAATTATTAGACCACCAATATCAGGAACCCCAACTGTTTTTGAATTGAAAAATCCAAATCAAAACATACAAGGGAGGGTTAGATAATGCATCATTTTATTTTTCCAACACAAGACACTTGGATTTCAAGTGGTTCATCAACTGTAACAGGTGAATCTTTTAAAGACCAAAACTTTGGAAGAGACCAAATACTTGAAGTCAAAAAAGAATTTTTTAATGATTCATTCGACCACCAGACAAGAGCATTGGTTAATTTTGAAGGAACTGAATTTACAGAAATATCAAAATCTGTTGCTGATGGGACGATAACATCAGACGCTAAATATTATTTAAAATTATATGAAGCAGAAGGTAATGCTGAACTATCTACAGATTATAAATTACATATCCAACCAATATCACAATCTTGGGTGGAAGGGACAGGTAAGTTTGGAGACAATCCGAAAAATACAAATGGTTGTAGTTTTGATAATCGTAGTAATCCAATCGGTGGTACTGCAGTAGCTTGGGCTAATGCTGGTACTACTGTGTTAACTGTTAGTTCTTCAACTGAAAATTTTTCAAATCAATCACCTGATGTTAATGTTGAGGTAACCGATATGGTAAATATGTGGATTAATGGAGAAGAAGAAAATTATGGAATGTTAGTTCGTTTTAGTGGTAGTCAAGAAACAGATAGTGAAACATTTGGACATTTAAAATTCTTTTCAAGAAATACACATACAATTTTCTCACCAAGATTAGAAGTTCGTTGGGCTGATTACGATTTTGATTCTTCAGTTACTGCTAGTATGAATGAATTAACAATGAGTGGTTTAGCTGATAACTTTTTATATATGAGGGGATTAAGGGGAGAATATAAAGTAGGTGAACGAGTTAAGTTTAGAGTTGGTGCTAGAAAAAGATATATCCAAAAAACATTTAACAATTCAGTTCAAACAATTAGTAGTTCATATATAGCTAACCACAGTAGTTCTTATGCGATAAAGGATATGGCAACTGATGAATTTGTAGTTCCATTTAGTGCATATACATCAATGAGTTTAGATAATAATGGTATGTATTTTAACCAATGGTTGGATGGATTCTATCCTGATAGGGTTTATAAAATACAATTAAAGTTAAAATATGATGATGGGCAAGAACAAGTATTTGATAATGATTTTGAATTTATAGTTAAAAGGAATTAATAATGGGAATTGAATTAGAAGACTTATTAGATAAAATTGCTGAAGAATTAATTTTAAACGAGGATGGAATTATCACACCTCAGATTGTAAAACAAAATCAAAAAACAATCCGTAATGGTCAAATTAAAATTGGAAGAACAGACTCAGATAGATTGATATTATATCAAAAAGATATTGAAGCTAATCAAAAAGATTTATTAGAGACAATTACTAATGATGATACAGGTGAAACAATTTCTAAGTTACAATCATATGCTAATCAAATAACTAATATAGCTTCAGTTAAACTTGAAATAACTGGTACTCAAGATTTGGGGTATACAATTATCTTAAAAGAAGCTGGAACTACTATAGCTGATTTATCTGATATTATTTTTAATCAAATATTAGAAAATGATAACATTGTAACTACCAACCCTTTAAATGTAAGTCAATTTATTTCATTACAACAATCTTCATCTATTGTAAATGTAGAACAGGCTAATGAATTTTTAGACACAAACATTTATGAATTATTACCAACTGGTGATACACGACAATCTAGAATAACAAGATTCTTTCAAGAATTAAATGCTTTACTTCCAACTAATGAACCTGAATTTGATAAAGATGATGTACTTGGAGTTGATAGGGACATTGATGGTAATTGGGTTTCTGCTAGTAGTTATAGTCAAGATAATAGTATATCATATGCTCAAGATAATCCAAGTCAATCAAACATTGATGAAGAAGATGCATTTATTCATAGACTAAAAAATACCGCTAACAGTACAAATTCAACAAAAACCATTGAAGATATTTATAATACCATTGAACCATATTTAAAAGATATATTAGAAGAACCAATAACAGCTCAAGATGATAGACAGGAATATAGAAATCAATCATCTGGTTATTTAAAATTCAGAAATGCAAATCAAGGTATTATTATTCGTAATACAAATCAAGATTTTATTGAAGGATTGAACCCAAGTAATCTAACTTATTTAAATACTTTAAATGAAGATAATTCAATAGCTGAAGATACTGGTACTGGTTTTACCATTACAATGTGGGTGAGATTTTTAGATAAAGTATCAGAGGGTACATTATTTAATTTTGGAAATCCAATAAGAGGTTTTAATGGGGATAGTTATAGTAATGGATATGTTGATGACGATGCATTTGGATTCACATTAGAAACCTTTGTATTGAATAAAGATGATGAAACTGGTCATTCAGGAATTAATAGCACTTGGGGAAAGTTATCATCTAATATCACAAATTATAATTCTGCTAATGCGTTTGATAATTCCAATACTGCAAGATTTGTAAGATTGATGATAAATGATAATGGACAATTAAGAGACTCAACTGTTGGTTTTGATGCAGGAGCTGGTGATTACGGACAAAAATTAAACACCACAATTCCATTCAAACCTGAAATCACACAAGAGGGTTCTATGTACCCAATAAGACTTTTTGGTTCAACACTCATACCCGAAGATTTTAGTGAATGGTATTTCATATGTGCTTCATTTAATCCTGAAGTAAAAGAAGACAACTCACATGACCCCATTACCACCAGCAATTTCGGACAAGAGCATACAACTTTTGAAGGTAGTGAGATATTAGAAAGAACACCTGAATATTGGTTAAATCATATGTCTGCTGAAGATACTTATGTATCCAATTCATTAAGAGGTAACAAATGTAAAGTAGAAATCATTTCAAAAACAGACTTACTACGAGCTCGTGGTTTCAAGGTATAGGAAGGTAGTTTAAATGGCTGAACTAAATAATCTACTCACTGCACACAAAAGCGATGGGTATAGAGTAACTCGAAATATACCTTTAGATAATCTTCAATGTCAATATTATAGAGATTTGGTTGCCGGAGATAGAGGTCCTAATGGTTATATAATTACTCAAGCGGATATTGATAATAAACTTTATGAAAAAGTAGGGGTTAATTGTGCTTCTCCCGATGTTGAGTGGTTACCGAATAATTACAATGAAGAGTATTATTTACGAAATCCATTGATTGGTGAGGATGGTGAAAATTTACCCATTGACTCTGATAGTTTTAATACATACGCAGATTCAAATAAAGCTAGCTTCACAACTTATGGTGGTGGTTTAGTCGTAGGTAATATTGATGTTGGTGAAGATGGACAATTATTTGGTGATAGTGATGGTGAAAATGGTTGTACTGGTGAACTTAATGGTTGTTTTATTAATGGTGTAGCAACTTGTGAAGAATGTGTTACTGCTGGAGTAGGAAATGAAGGTGGTGAACAAGATCCAGATGCAATTCCAATCTATTACAAATGTTGTAGTGGAAATAATCGTCACATAGATGACCCTTTACAGGACTCTTTTTTCAGCTTCGGTGATGCTTGTAATTTATTTCAATGTCAAGCTGAAAGTAATAATAGTAGGAGATATTTTCATAGAGATGAGAAGTGTTATTTACCAGGCGGTCAAAGCTACTCCCCACATAATATAGTTTATCAACATTTTGATAAACAAAGATCTTTAGCTTTCCAACAGGATGCTTATCGGTTCTATCCAGCTTGGGATAAAAATACATCAGATGGATATTATTACATAGAAAAATCTACTTATGATAATCAAAATGTAACATCCTATTATGACATTTCTAATTCTTCTAATGATGTTTATGATAGCTATCAAATTGGAAAAAATGCACAGGGAACTGTAGTATACTCATTACCAAAAAACATAACTTTTGTGTGTACGGATGATGATTTGGACGATGTAAATTACTCTAACTCTGATGCGGTGTATAGTGTTCAAGAACTTGCAAATGAACTTCCTGCAAATTATGATTCAACCACTCCAGGAATTAGGCCAGCTATATCTGAAGGAAATTTAGCTAGATCCATTGGTGGTGTGGGCCCATGTATAGATCCAGATGCAGATGCAGGTATTTTACCACTATTTAACGATGACTCTTGGAAAGTTTATATAATAGAATATTTAATAAATTTAAATTGGGACTCAATAGCCTTTACATCTCCTACTGTTGATCGTAAATTAACACATGCAGCAAGCGTAACTAATGGACTTGGTTTAGATTGGTGGTTAGATGAAGATGATATAAATGAAGCCTCATTAGAACTTAAAATTAATCAACTATCATCTAATTCTCGGCTAGCTAGAGATGTTTTATATAGAATTGGTTTTCCATATCCACCTCTTACAGTTGGAGGTGATAAAAATCCTGATTGTAATGATTCCGTATATGAAGGTTATAAAAATTTAATAAATAGTTTTGAATTAGAACTTGGAATTGGTACATTCTTTGCAGATTTTGAAATACCTGGAATTAAAATTGAACCAACAATGACATTTAATTTAGACACTAGAAAAGGTATTGATTTAAGAATACAAAATTTGAACTCTTGTGATTATGTTGAATTTATGCGTTTACCAGGTGGTTCATCAAATGGTGATGGGATTTATTACAAAGGTAGTAATGTACCTGAAGAATATCTTGACTACAATTCCACCATTGAGGAGTATGTAAAAAACTTTGACTGTAATACAATATTTGACAGAGATTTAATATTTAGTAGAATAAGAGCTGTATGTAAAGATGGTTCAAATGAGTTCATAGCCATAACTGAAGATCATAATCATGAGACATTGTATTTCGAAACTTCCGATAAAAAATTTACAAGTGGGAAGAACGCATGTAATGCAAAATTAAAACAAAATTCAAATCAAAAACTTTATTATTTATCTGATGAAGATTATAGAGAGTCATTGGGAATATATTTTTATGATACCGATAATCTACTATCTGATAATTTTTTAACTGATTTTGCTGATGAAGATTTTGATTCATTTTATCAATATGGTTTAGATAATTATGTAACCAATCCAAGTGGTTTAGATGTGAATGAATTTTTAACTGAATATTTAGAATTTGATAATGTAGATGGATTCACGAATCCATATATAGCAAGTGGTTGGTATTATATAAAAATGGATATTGGCTCCAATGGAATAAAAGATTACGAAACACCTGTTGAAGGTATGTTACCATATTGGTCTAGTAATAATAATAATTGTTATTCATATGATAAATGTTTAGTATTTGATACTACAAAGAATGATGAATTTGGTAATAATGATGTGAGTGGGCCATACGATTGGAGACAAAGTATTTATACAATGATTGATAACAGCTCCCTAAGTTATAAACAAAAAAGAAAAAATCAAGAATATAAAGTTTCATTTATGATGAAAACTAAACCATTCAATGAATCAACTTTATTAAAAGATACTGGTATTCATTTAATTGGTTCATATATGGATTCACAAGATAATCATCTAAGTACAGATGGTGAGGCTGCAGTAAATTATAGATATGAAAAATTAGGTTCTCAAAATGATACTGAAATGTCACATAGAAAAAATACAGCATTACAGAAAAATACTAATTCTCAATGTTCTAGAAACACACATTATGACTCTCATTTTGCAGATAGCAATGCTAAAGCCTGTTATAATTGTGGTGTAGATGTGGATACATATTGTGATGAAATTAGAGCTTCATTTACTAATACAAAAATTGATACTTGGGAAAAAATGGAAGTAACCTTTAGACCAGATTTTGTAGATTATTACTTAAATTTTGATGGTAAGGATTTAAAATTAATGTTTTCACCTCTTCAAATTGCTGTTGAAACTCCTTATGATTTTTTAGCTGGTGGATTAAGGCGTTTTACACCAGGATTCGTACCTGAATATAATAATTTTATATACGTTGATGATGCAGACTACTTTGATAACCCACTTGAACTAAAACAAATTTTTGGTACTTCACAAAATAATGAAGTAGAATCTGGTTCATTTACACCAGTTGATTTAAATAAATCAAGTGCTAGAGTGTATATTGATGATATAAAATTTACTGAATCATTTGATTTTCATCCTGATTGTGATGTGAGAAAAAAATTAACTAATACAACAAGTCAATATTCTTTAATGGAATATAATTCCGCAGATATAGATGAAACAAAAGCACCTTTAAAGGCTCAATTTTATTTTTATCCAAGAGAAAATTCAGATGATGTTTTTTCTGAAAAAAGATTTCCTCATCAGGAAGAGTTTAAATATGGTCAATATTATATATGTAATATTGATTGGGGAGATGGTTCTCCCAAAGAATTTTCTGATAAGCCTAAAAAATTAGGACCAGCTGAAATGATTTATCACACTTATGAAACTAGTGGTGTGTTTGAAGTAAAAGCTACAATGTTTAGAACCAAGTCTGAAATTTATGATTTAGATATGTCATATCCTGAAAATACACAATATACAGGTATAGATGGTGTTGGCCACAATAAAAAATTTATTGTTAAAATATTTATTAACAAAGGTACAGATGATGATTTTAAATATTTTGGATCTGATGGATTTAGTTATATACCATATAATACATCATTACCAATTATTGGTGGAATAAATAATAATGGTATTTATTATAAAAACTTATATAGAAATTTAGGTTTTATAAATACAGACGATGGAGTATTTAAGATAAATATACCATATAATAGTGTATATGATAAATATAAATCTGAATACGCTTTATTGAAAATGGATAATAGTGTAAAAAGTAACTTAGATACTTTTAACATTTATAATGATATTGAACCACCATTGGAAGATACTTCTCCTGATTACTTATCAACATTACCATTTCCTCAAGTTTTGGAAGAATATGATATTAATAATGATGGTTTTGTTCCAAGTGGTCAAGTGACAGAAGATTCCAATCTATGGACTCTCATCGGAAGACCGGATATTGCAGAGAAAATCAATTCAGGTCTTGCAGGTGTACCATATTCATTACAAAACAATGAATTATATCCATACTATAATTCTTTAGAAATATACAGAAATCCAACAATTATTGCTAATAGTACATTTAATAATTCAATCATTTCTAAAGATAATATTATTGAAGAGTTAGGTCAATCATTAGGTGATTGTGATTTAACAAATATAAAATATTACAATAAACCAAATTCAATTTGGGAAATGTTAGGATTTGAAAATCAAGACACTGGTTCAATTGGTAATCCTAATAATCCAAGATATTGGAAAAATATTATTCCTGAAGATTATTCTATATTTAATAGAGAAGGATTGTCAAATAAATTAATTATTAAAATGCAAGGTAGGCAGGATGGTGAAGATGGTACACCTCCTCATTATAATATAATTGTAAATGGGATAACTTATTATGATGGATTTATTACTAATGCATTAGATAGGTTTCCTGATAGTGTAATCGGTTCAAGTTTAGATTATGATTTTAATATTCCAATTGATAGAAATTTAGATGTTCAAGAAATAAAAATTAATTATGATAATAATGGAATACCACCTATTATTGAAGGTGATAGAAATCTATATGTTAATTCTATAAAAATAAATAATGTAAAGTTTGATGGAAATCCAAGTACTCACAATGATATTAATGTATATTATGATGCTCCATCTATATATAATTATATGGAAAATAATCCAGACCAAACAAACTATAATGAAAATGGTGTAAGTGGAGGTGGTGCTATGGCTTGGGATGGTAATATGGTTTTTGAAATACCTACAAGTTATTTTGATAAACAAAAAATAAATACTTTCTCAGAACAAGATTGGTTATTAGATGAAAATAGAAATATTCCTTATTATCCTGTGTTACCAAAATATGGTCAAGATGGAAAATTTATAGAAAATAATTATCCAAATAATAAAATACCATTTCCATTGGATGGACTTATAACTAATGAAAATGAACCCAATGAAAATTTAATTAT